GGTTCGTATTTAGGAAACCTACAACGTCTACCCAACAAAGTTCTAATCTGTCCCTTGTTAGAACCTGCACTCATAATTTTATTCATCAATTGTTTTACAAATGGAACCTTAGAATGATATCTATCAAATAATTCTGCAGCTTTATCTTTGCTGACGCCCAGTTCTGCTTGAAGTTTGGCTTTACCCATTCCATAAAATAAACCTAGGTTAATTGTTTTAGCTTGCGATCTAGGAATCTGAGCCATGTCCGCTACAATCTTGTGAAAGTCGGTAGAAGAATCTGTATCATATGCATCAGCTATCTGATTTACGGAAGGTAATCCAAATTGTAATGCATAGTGTGCAACAAGTCTTGGTTCCTGTTGCGAGTAGTCAAAACAACCCCACTTGCATCCTTCCTCTGGTATAAATAAAGATCGTATCAAAGGACCTGTATCAGGATCTCTTGCTGGAATTTGCTGTAGGTTTGGATTCTGATAAGAGAATCTTCCAGTAACCGTTCCACCATCATCAGATCTAATCTGATTTATTTCTGCATGGATTCTTCCTTTGTGTTCATGTTTTAAAATAGTATCAATAAAAGTTGTATTAACCTTGTTTATTTTTCTCGCCTCTGCTATCATTTGAATTGTAGGGTGATTATGATTAGACAGAAAGTTTTTGGTAAATGATGGAGAGTCAGTTTTCTCAGTTCGTTCGTAAGGCAGGTTTAGTTTTTGAAAAACTTTTTCAATCGATCTTGCAGCCCATATTTGAGTTTCTATTCCTGTATCTAATTTTATTTGGTGGATTAATCTTTCTTCTTTTGTTGTTAATTCTTTCTTCAGTGTATGAGCTCGTTGAGAATCTACTCGAACACCTAGGAATCTCATGTCAACAAGACAAGGAAAGAGATCAGTCTCAAGATTAAAAATATTTTGTAAATCTTTTCCATCTGCATCTGGTTCCATTAATAATTTTTTAAGATGCTGCCAAAGTTTAAAAGTTAGTTCCGCATCTTTTTCTGCATAAGCTCCGACTTCATGAGCTGGTAACTGCCACATATCAGCTTTAGCATCTAGTCCTCTTGACTTAGCAGCTTTAGTTAAAGCTTTCTCACTTTTACCTTCGTTTAAAAAATGCCAAGACAAAGTGTTGAGTGTGTAAGAAAATCTATTTTCATCTAAGAGAGAAGATGCAATCATAGTATCAACGATTAAACCATTGATTTTTATACCTAAATTACGTATCCAGGAAACGTCATACATAGCGTTATGAAAAATTTTTGTAGCAGGACATGCACAAATATCTTTAAACCATTCTAAAGTTTTAGCCCTGTCCATATTGGGTCCCTCTTTGTGAGCGATGGGGAAATACCATTTGTCATTATAAGTTGCAACAGCAATTCCTATAACTTCACCATTACCAATAACAGCACCAGATCCTTTCTTTTTTAAATCTGGATCTCTTGTCTCTAAGTCAATTGCAATTTCATCATGTGATCTTAGATCCGGGTATTCTGTTTTCTGTACCCATTCTGTTTGTGGAAGTATCATTTAGTATCCTTCATTCTTTTAATTTCTAATTCACAGTAATGAATTATTTTTTCTAAATCTTCTACTTTATTTTTAAATAAATACCTGCAAACATATTTAACAACGTTTCCTTGAAAGAACGAGAGATTATTTTTAGAAATAAATTCATAGGGTTGAATTACAAATTTTTTATAATGACTTCCTCCCACCTGTCTATCCTGTGGAAATGCATCCTCAAATATATTTTTATTGGTCATTTTTATCTCCCTCTATACTTATTAAAGATTCTCCAACATGAATGCCCCTTTCTTCTAAAGCCCTTTTAAGTTCTTTTTTTGTCATTTTATTATAATCTTCACCATCTTTTAACTCCTTTATAATTATTTCCATTTCTTTACATGCCTTATTATATGCATTCCATCTACATATACTTAAGAATTTACCTAAGATTTTAGTAGGCAAATATAAGAGGATAAAAATAAGCCCTAAAAATGGTTTGTCTTTATTAAGAGCTTTATTAGCTTGTATAGAAATTTTTCTATTTTTTTCTCTTTCTAAAAAGTAATCACACCATTTTTGTGTAATTTCTAATCTTTTTTTTAACTCATTACGTCGTTTGTTCGTCATAGTTGATACTCCTTTATTTTCTTTTTTGCTTTTAGTTTGTATAGATTATTTCTTGCTCTCGTGATGCCGACATACCACACTCTATTCTCCTCATCTTGTTTGTCAACACTTAATCTAATTCCTTTTTGAACTTTACTACCCTGATGTAAAGATAGAATTACATTATCTTCTTCACCACCTTTTGCTGCATGAATAGTTGACAACCATATTCGTGCACGTTCGTTTAATTTTTCATTACTTGATATTAAATTTCTTATGTATAAAATTTCTTTTTGATCGGCATTAAATATATCATACCATGGAATTTTTTTATCCCATTTTCCCCCTGGAATAAATTCTTTAACTTCATTTATTTCTTTAGGCTCTAATGCTCCTTCAATAGTCCACTTAGTATAAGCAACCGCTGCATTATATAAACCTACTTTAAAACTTTTTCCTTTATTACTTTGATAATATAAATTTTTCTTTTTTAATTCTTTCATAATCTCCAAGAGATTACTTTTAGTTCGAGTAAGAATAAGCCATTTTCCTTTAGTTAAATCAATTTGGCCTAGATTACTAATAGTAGACGCAAGACCCTCTTGCGCTCTAGGTAGGTATTCTTTATGTTTCCTGATGCCTGCTATACGGTTCACTGGTATTTGTGATTCCTGTTGCACGGCTCTTGAAATTCTACGCGAGTACCTAAGCACTCTTTCCTTTGCAGGTTCATTTATAAATCTATTTACATCAGCACCAGCCCAGGCGAAGATAGCTTGATCGTCATCACCCGCTAAGTATATTTGATCACAATAATCTTTTAATTTATCATATAGTTTCCATTGTAGAGGAGATAAGTCTTGTGCTTCATCAATAAAGACAGCTTTGAATCGAGGCATCTTATCGGTAGGGAGAATCAGAATACATTCAATCATGTCATTAAAGTCTAAGATGTGATTCTTTTCTTTAAATTCTTTTAGGTTTATAGCTATGTGTTTTAATACATCCCAATCAATTTCTTTTTTATCATGTTCATTTCTATCAAACTCTTCTCGTATAGTTGTTCCTCTATTAATAGCTCTTCCAATTAATTGGAAGTAGGGATTATCGCATGTAAGAAAGTGAGTTTCTTCTTCGTTATATTTATCAGAAAAGTTTACACGAATATTTAATTTTTTTCCTAGCTCTTCGTAATGATAGGGTTGCATAACTTTATCTTCAGTTAATCCAAGTAAATGAAAACAGAAGGCGTGTAGAGTTTGAAAGTATGGTACCTTCTTATCTGACACACCTATTCTGTTTCTCGCTTCCCCCGCAGCTTTCTTTGTAAAAGCAAAATAACCTATCTTGTGATAAGGCGTTCCAGTTCTAATGTAAGCTTTAACTCTTTTAAGAAGTCTAAAAGTTTTACCTGTACCTGGTGGACCGTAAATCTTATGAATCTTTTCCATTGGCTTTTTTAAATGAATCGACTAATTTACCCTTCCATCCAAAGTTACCAATGTGGGTTGTTTCTCCATCTGCTACTCCATATAATTTAAATCCTGCTCCTTTAATTAAATTACAGAAATGGACATCTTCTCCCCACCAGTTTCCATCTTTATCAAACGTGGTATCCCAGAAGTTATAAAAATAATTATTTGCTTCTTCGGATATTATTTCTTTTTGTTTTATTTTTAAATGTGGTAAATCTTTCATTAACTTTTCATAGACTCTTCTATGAATCAGAGTAAGACCCGCAGGGCCTCTCATTAATTCCACTAAGCCTTTATTGTCAACATTAATATCTTGATTATCTTTAAACTCTACAGAAAATTTTACCGATTGATCCTGAGTCTTTTTTCTATAGGGAACGCAGATTGCATCTTTCTGAGCTACAATCATTCTCCCAACAACTGTTGGTTCAAACTCCATGTCTGCATCAATAAATAATTGATAGTCAAAACCTGATTCTAAAAACATTGCTGTTAATACATTCCTGCCATATCCAACATACGGACACTTAAATGTATTTAGTGTTGATTTAATTTTAGCAGCTGTAAATTTATCCATTAATTTTACTAATGATAAACACGTTGCCACTTGCATGGTATCATATGCAGGCATGCATACAGATACACTTGGTATTGGGGTTGTCATCTTTTTTTCTCCTTCTTTGGTTTAAAATGGCACATCCATAACCAGTTCCAAAACGAGCCGTGGAATCTTCCAAACCTATTTAACCAAGACTGATTTGCCATATTATCAATTTCTTCAATCTCATGTTGTATCTGCAGTTTTCTTCGTTTGGGTTTAGGTAAGGCCATAAATAATTTATATGCTTTTCGATTATTAATCATACTATTTGCTCCCTATCTTCTATTGTTATTTTTTCATCTGGTATTTCTTCTTTTTCTAAATCTGCTATAGGCAGTTTTAAAACTCTTAGTGGTGGGAAAGATTCCTCACTCTCTTTTTTAGGGAATCTTTTTTGACAATCAAAGTTTCCTTTGAAAGAAGCTCTAATCATTGTACCTGTTCGTGATCTATCTTTATTCCATTCATTTCTTCTTATCTCTTCATAGAACTTATCAAAATCAAAGTAATAAAACCCTTCATCTTTTAACACAGCACCACTTTTAAATGCGGCGAACGTTGTAGCTTGAGGACCATTTACATAATCAATGATATATTTTTTTAACATATCGATTGGATTAGTTCCAGCTACAGGTTTTAAGTTTTCCAACCTAGCCCAAAGTCCATCTAAGATTAGTTGGTATTCAGCGTTCTTTATAATAGGGGGAAATACAGAAGTTTGTTCTGCTATGAGTGCTCTCATTTCTTTCATCTCCGAAATTTTTTTAATATGTTTAGCATGAATTTGTTTTACTTTTCCACTTTCTAAATTAACATCAAACATAAACTCTGGCTCTGGTTTATAATTAATTCTAATCATACCCGATAACTCTGGCCATGTTGTATTTCTATGACTCCCTATACCAAATTTTCTTTTTAAACAAGTTCCCTTTGCACAATAAGATGAAATAGGTAGGTCGCTACATTTAAATCCTTTAGTTTCATTCTTCCAATATTTAATTTTTTCTTTTACTTTGCCATCACCCCAAACGTTATCATAAACAATATAGTTTCTAGCCGCTTCTAAAATTTTTAACTCCCAATTATCAGGGTATTTTTTCTTGGCAAACACCATGTAGTTATATAAAAACCTATCTCTTTCATCTTTAAGTTTTTTGCCACTCTCTTCTATTTCTTTGCATATCATTTGGAGACAAGGAGGCCCGTCATTAAATTCCTCTGGCCCACCTGTTATAATTTCATTTATTTTTTTACTCCCAATATCTTTTAATGTTTCTTTAGTCTGTAAGTTTAAACCTACTACTTTAATAAACTCATCTAACTCCATCTTACTACCATCTAATTTATATGCTCTTCGTTCAATACTTTTATAATACGGTAGATTAATAAAACTGCCTGATGTTTTCTCGTTATTTTGATTGGTTCCTAACTGAGTCTGTTTAGGAAAAATTTCTGTGTTATGTGGAAGCTTAAATAAAAATAATAAATTAGATAAAAATTCTCTAATTAAAGTAGCTGGTACTTTTTCTTTGGTAAAAACATAAATGTGAAGTCCACCACTTTTAGATTCAATTGGAATGACAGGTAAATTTTTTTCTTCAATAACCTTTAAATATTTTTGTAGATTAAAAGTTTTATAATCTTTAGGATCAACATCTATTGCTCCGAAGCTTGCTTGTGATCGGTCATCACAGGGTTGAATTCCTATAGCTTTTTTCCCTGTAAGATGAGCTTCGTAGTCTTGTTCTGTTATGGGTCGTTTAGACCATCCATAATCTCCCGCATCAAATTTTAATTTTCCACTCTCTGGTTCTATGTAGCCGTTCTCTACATTACAGAATCCATAATCTCTTTCTAGCCCACTAAAATATTTTCCAAATTCTTTCATAATATAAAATTTAAATATAGTTTGATGCCAAAATAAAAAGTCATCATTGATAATACAACAAAGTCACTGGTAATGGTGTGTGGCATCATACTTTAGAAGTCGGGTTCTGCTTTTCCTTTCCAACGAAGTTCGGTTCCTGCCTCATTCCAAGATGTATCAATAAATTTATAATGAGAGTCCTGATATCCATCGTTAGACCTAAATAGATAAGTCTTACCCCCCTCTCCTGTTATACGACAACACCAACTACCCTCGTGATCCATAAAACCAATTTGACCTTCAGAATGAGAAAAAACGGTTTCACTTTCACTGCTTATATCTAAATCATTAAGGTTTGTACATTTTGCAGTGTGGTGATCATAATGTAGGGCACGAGTATGTAAAATTCCCATTGCGCTGTTGCCATCTAATCGTAAATTAGACCCTACAATAAGTAACTCATAATCATGCAAATTTTTAATTCCTGAATTTAAAATTTTATCGTAATCTTTATGTTTACTTATTATTATGGATTTATTTTTTTCGTAATCAAATTCGATATTGACCCAGTCTGTATTTCTATTTATACCTTTAACATCTACAAGAGTTTTATGACACTTACCAATGATTAAAAAATCAGGGATCCAACCGTTAATGCCTTCAATGTCAGGTTCGTAAACTATATTCCAGCCTAGTTTTTTCATAAAGATATACCATCTCGCTTCTAGTTTACTTCTGAACTGTATTCCTTCGTAGATTATTGGTTTTGCTTTCATAATTTTGTGAGTTCCTTACATCTTAAATATGGCAAGATTAAGGGCGCCTCCACTCTCGCTTCAGCGCCCCTGTTGCAACATTTCCCATAGGGAAATTACACGATGTCCTGTTGAACTTTAGGTTTCTCATACTGAGGTTTAGCTGATCCTTTCGAAACAGTTTTCTGAAGTTGTTGTGCAACTTCATAAATCTCAGCATCTTTTTTATCCCCTATATCAAGATTTCTAACTCTTGATGGTTTATAGACATGCCAGCTTTTACTTCCCGCTGTTTTTCCAAATGTCTTTAAATTATAGACCGCTGAATAAACCGCTGGATTAAAAGAACCTTCTGAATCTGAGAATCTAAGATTCTTAATCAGATTATTAAGTTCTCTTGCTGGTGTAAGATTGGATGATCTCATCGGAATTACCGCTGGTTTCAACTCATTACCTAC